AATATTAGCATTAACATCAGCCATTTAGTTTCACACCTCTTTTAAATTATTCAGCCATAGTTACGCCAAGAACGTCTGAAACTTCAGCAAGTTTAATACCTGATGCTGCTTCTACGATCTTGTAAACAGTTGGGAGATCAATATTCTCCTCTAGTTTTTTTACGTCTTCAGAGAGTTCTGGCTTGTATTGTTTCATTGCAATCTGTACGCATTCCATAAGAATGTCCATAGACTTGCCGTTATCTTCCGCCACCGCTCCCACACCCTCAAACTTCTTCATAAACGGACGAAGTAGAGAGATTTTTAGAGGACGTACTGTAACCTTTGTGCCATCAATTAGTGTAAGAGTAGTTTCCTCATACGTAGTTGTTGCCATTGTTTCCTCCTATAGGTTATGTCAATTATAGCATGGTAGAACTTATTTTTTATTATTTTATTTTGTTAAATCTTCGTAGTCTAAGCCCATGCCAATACCAAACCCTGCACTCCTGGCATTTTGTCCTTGAAGAGCCAGAATGTCATTACCGTCTTTTGCTTTGCCTTGACTAAAGACTCTAGCCTTCATGTCTTCCCATTCTTTTTGTCCCCTCTCAGATCCAGACTGTTTGTCTAAATCTACTCCTTGAATTGCAGCCAAGAATTTTTTTTCTTGATAGTCAAGGTCTCTACGACTTGAAAGAGTTGCAATTAATTCTGGCATAGATAAAGACTCTTCTAATTCTCTGTAGTCTTTCCATATACCTAGTAAAAATACCTCAGACTCAATCTTAGCAAGGTCTAACTCTGACCAACTTGAGCCACTCTCTGTTGCTTGATCTTTTACTGTTTCTTCAGATTTTTGATTAATCTTGATACCCGCAGAAATATCTAACACTGTGTATATAGTTGGCATATCAAGGCTATCTTCTACATCAGATTTTGTTAAGTTTATACCTGGATAATATTGTTTCATTGTAATTCTTACACACTCAACTAAAAAATCTATGGCTTCATCATCATCTTTGGCGGTTTTAACATCCTCAAATGCGTCCATAAACTCACGCAAATATTTTATTTTTAACGGAACAATGTCTAGTTCTGTACCATCAACTAGTTTGATTATTTTATTTTTATAAACGGTTGTTGCCATAATCTTTCTATTCTATCACAGGCAAAACAAAAAACCCACCTAATTAAAGGTGGGCCTTTGTTTAATCTAAGTTTAGATTATGATTGTCCATAGGTACGATCAATGATCTTACCATAGGAACCTGATGTATCTTCAGGAAGAAGACGGAATGAAACTTCAAACATTGACGGTTCGTCACGCTTTGCTGACACAGTTACGTTCTCAATTGAAAGAGCACGATATGCTGCGTAGATACGTTCTTTATCCGCAAAAGTTGCTGGGTCACCAGATCCTGGACCAACAGCAACGATTCCTCGTTCTACTGGAACATCTCCAATGTCTCCTGCACTCAGGTTAAGTGTTTGACCTGTAGATGCATTTTTATTTCCTGTAACTTTGTCATCAGAGTATGCTAATGCTACAAGCAAGTTTTCTAGGGTTGCTTCAGCAAAAGCGGTAGCAAGATTTACCTGCATACCTTGCTTGTATAGTCTTGCAACGTCAAGAATTTGATCTACCTGAACTTCACCGAAGTCTGGTTGGAACTGTAATTCAAGACCGTTCATTGTGTAACCAACGTTTGTATAAGAAGCGGCTGCTGTAAGTGTATCCTTGTAAGATTCACTTGAATCAATTACTGCTAATGATGACAAGGTTGTTGGAGTCAAAGTATTGTCATTAATGAAGAATGCTGCTGCACCCACGATAATGTTATTTGACGTACCACGGCTATATGGCATATTATTTCACCTCTTTCATAAAGTATTTATTAAGTTGTTTGGCGTGTTTCCTCTAAAACCAATTATACCGCTTTTTATGTATATCTAGACTCTACGGACTCGTTATTAATTATTGTTGGGCTGCTTACGTGATAATCATACTCAACAATCAACTTATTTACAAAAAGGGTCCTTGCTGAGGCTAGTTCTGCTACATCTCTGCTTTCGTCTGCCTGATATACCCTCGTATTGTGGAACATAATATTGAACGGGGTAGAAATATCTGCATTAGCATCCAGTATAGGGTTATTAATATTATACCTATTTACGTCCTCTGCTGAAGAGTCTTCACGATCAAGGGCACTTGATATAACACGAACAGTGTCTATCAACTTACCAACGTCTGTAGAATAAATAAAATATATCAATTGCTCTCTTTTGTGTAAATAAAACTGGGTGGGTCTAAACCTCATCAACCTGTCATAAACAATTAGAATGGGGCTTTCTGATTGTCTGATTTGAATGCTATCGTTATACAAGTCTTCAATGTTTGTTGAAACCTGTGCTGGAATCATTGGAGTTGGGTTTATTAAATCTACATCTGATATAAGTTCATAGTGCTCTAACTCAGATAAAATATATCTGTTTATAAAAGTTGGTGGAAACCCAGTATCAGTTAATATAGCCATAGTCTTATTCTACCCCAATTGTTGCATTAGTTATCCATTTAAAGCCTGTGTCAATTCCTTTACTTCTACCCGCTACTGAACCAGCCTTAAAGTTTTTCTTATATAGTATTGGTTTTTTAATATAGTCATAAACTCCAGATGCTCTTAAAAAAGATTGTTTAAAATATCTAGTCATAAACTCGTCAAAAGCAGATTCAAAACCACCAATAACGGGGTCTCCTCCTGGGTTGTCAACTTTAATTGGTTTGCTTGTAAACACTTCTCCATTGGGTCCATTAAACCTTAACGTTTTAGATTTTGTTGGAGTAATTATTACTGGAATACCCTCTTCCATAATTTTTGCTTTATTGTAAAACGGGGTATTCATATTTTCAGAAACAGTTCTTGATTGTTTAAATGTAGATTTAACGGAAAGTCCTAAGTTACTAACTGTGTAGTCTAAATTAAATAGTCTTGCACTAGGACTGCTAATTTGATTCCACTCATAGACATGGTGTAGTGCTTTTGGATTGGCCCTGGCTTGTACATCAATATATTGTGCTAATGCTTGAATAGCCCCTGCACCTAATCTATCAAAAAATATCTTTTTGCCACGATCAACGCCTTCTAAAAATCCAAGAGAATAATTAATAATATTATTCATTTGTTTAGTAAAGGCTGTCGTGCTTGTTCTTGCTATCACTAATCACCTACAGTCTGATTTTCAGCCCTGCGCCATAACATCTTGTAATATTCGGTATATCCAAATGGTCCAGTAAAAGGTTCAACTGTTGCTACTTCGTAGATTGTTCCTTTGCCTGATCTTGCTCCCGCTGTTTCTTTGTAAATAATAGTATCGGATGCATCTCTAATATTTGTTATAAGTATGTTTGTTGTTGCGTTATTTGCACTGTTTGAAGAAACTCTTGGATCTGCTTTTGTTCTTGCAATAAGTTTGTTTTCATATTTTAAAAAATTATCTGGTTTGACATCTTCTGTTCCTGCTCCACCTACAGATGTAGCATTACAGGTAATTGTTCTATCGTATACCCAGTTTTTTGTAGGTTGACCATAACCACCTTGTGCAAGAATTGGGAAGTAGATGTCAGCCTTCATGGGAAACATAAAGTCTGTGACTTCGCATACATCCATTACAATACTCCAGGACGAACAATATTATTAACATATTTAGACAAAATTTTGTCTACAATAATATTTCCAGTACCCTCAATCATTCTTTTATCGTATTCAATTTTAAATTGATCAGTGCTGTAGTTTTTAATATATCTCTTATAATAATCTAATTTACCGCATCTAATATCTTCAACTAATAACTTTGTAGCATCTTGAATATCAATAGGAACTACCTTGTATCCAGTTTCTAATAATAATATAAGATCTATACCCGCTGGAAATGCTACTCCAGGAGTTACAGTCATAGTGTTTCCACTGTCTTCTGTATCAAAAAGTGAAAAAGAGTCTGACGTTCCAAGTGGCATTCTTGCTGGTCGTTGTTCTGCTCTATTTACTGCACCTTCTGCTGATGTTGGGTCTTTTGTGAGTGCGGTCTTGTCTTTAGTAATTACGTATGTGTAGTCTCCTACAGTTGGGCCATCTGGATTGTATATATCATAAACTAATTCTGTGTTTTCGTATACCCTTAATATTTTATGTACTTTTTTCCAAAGTGGAATATAATCTACTTCTTGTCCAACAATTTCAAAAAATTCACGCTCATAATAAAAACCACCAGTTATTGAATCAATGATTGCTCTTGCTAAATTTTCATATTCTGTGTATTTAGCAATTTCTGTTGCAGATGTTTGATTGTTTGCTGCTGCTAAAAGTGTAGGATCTACGTATGGACGTTTTACTTCTAGGTTATCTTCAACAACTATATCTCCACGATCTGCTACAACCATTCCGCTTTCTTCTAAATCTTCATAAATTGTAAGAGCATATGACTTATCATATTTAATAAAATCATCATCTAATGTATAAGTAACTTGCTTGCTGGCATTTGATGTTCTATAAGAAGTAGTTTCTGATTGCTCTGCGACATCTTCAACAACTATAACGTATTTGGCATTAGCGTCTGGAACTGTGTACTTAACAGTTAAAGGATACGGAGGTAAACGAAGGACTACTGACATTATACTTTAGCGTAATAAGATGCTACTTCTTCAGGCTGTGCTATTCGTACTAACCTGTGAGTAAGCCACTTTTCCGATGCCTCCTTTGAGACTATGTTATACCCCACGCTTAATGCTCCCAAAGCATCCATATGAAGATTTCTATCTGAATATAGTGCTACTTTGTTTGTTAAATCTTTATCTTTACCTGCTTTTTCTGCAGTCTCTTCTGTTTGTTCTGGGGGAATCCAACTAGCCAAAATTTCTAAAATTTCAAGTTTTGTGTTTGATTCAAATAATTCTATGTTATTTTTCTTTGCATATGCTTTTAATGCCATAACTGTCTTATCTTTTAATTGATCCATTGTTAAGTTCATTTTTTCTCCCATGTTCATTTGTAATTATACCATTAGAATGACAATAAGGAGGACGGGTTTTATGCCGTCCTCCCTAGTACGTGATGACTATATTTTAGGAATCAGCACTATCTGAGTCAACATAAGCGACTGCATCTAGTTCTTCCCAAGCAAGACCAAATCGTACGAATACTGTGTATTCAATTGTGTCTTTCTTTGGCTTGTATTCACGGTTTACAGTGATGTCTCTCTGGAAGCCCCATACACGGTTAGAAGGGAATGTTAAATCAACATAACCTGCTGGGTAGTAAGGAACTTCTAGTACATCTACACCTAGTACACGAGTTGTACGTGCATTACCAAATGTCTGTGCAGCACCATCCATGTAATCTTGACGGTTTTGCTGTGTGCTACCAGTGCGATCAGAGAACGCTGCTGAGATAGCATCTGCTAATGTACCGTTGTTACGAACGATACCAGCAAAAGCATCAGTACCTGCGTAGAACTTAAGATTGCTCTTAAGTGCACGGTACTTACGAGGCATTGCTAATAGCAAGCCTTGCATTACTGATGTGGTAAAGTTGTTGTCTGATACTGTTGCAGCATATTCGTGAGCAGCATTTCCTACTGTTCCACGAGTTTGTTTTACGAAACCAGACATGATGGACAAGAAATCTCCTGTTGCTCCATCACCGTTGATAGCAAGATCTTCAATATCGTTACCGAATGCGTTGGTCATTAATCGTACTAGACGATCTTCCAATGCTCCGCCTTCAATATTGTCTTCAAGTGCTTCAGTTGCTACTTCCCAATCAAGACGAATCTTTTTTGTTGTTAGTTCAACCTTTGTAAATCTAGCGCCAGTGTTTGTGTAGTTTGGTGAGCCTTGTGATGCTGCACGAATTACACGCTCTCCGACGTTGACTTTTTCAATTTCCATGGTGTTTGCTCTCATGGTGACACGACGGCCATCTTTAGCGAGGACAGTTGCATCCCAGACGTAATCAATGAAACGTTGTGCTTGTTCAGGACGTAGAATACCTCCTGCGTTGCCAGTTGGATTGACTGCGTTATCTCCAGTTGTTACACCGAATCCTGCAGTAGCAGTGTTACCAAGTTGTGAACCTACAGATGATCCTGCAGCATTCAGACCAGTTGCACTACCAACACCACCAGATACTAATGAGCCAGCAGAGTTAATTTCTGAGCCATCTCCTGCACCTGGATAGTTTTTTTCTATGTTTGTGTTTTGTTCCGACATTATTTTTCACCTCCTAGTGATTTTTTACCTTAGTTAAATAGGTCGGCATTTGTGAGGAAACGACCGCCCCATAGGG